GGCTGATCGAGGACTCTCCTGAAGTTGCAAGTGCAACCTTGCCGCCCCTTCGGGGGCGGCTTTTTTGAAGGACCCCTGCGATGAGACTTCAAGGACCCGAGAACTGCGGCGGCCTCAGCCACGAGGGCCAGGCCTTCGCGGTGGACGAGGCCGGCTGCATCGAGATACCCGACGACAACGAGGCCGCCATCGTGGCCGCGCTCTCGCACGGCTTCGCCCAGGCGGCGGAGCCCGCCCCGAAGAAGGCCCGCAAGCAGTAAGCCATGCCCAACGCCCTCGCCACGCTCACCCAGCTCAAGGAGTTCATCGGCAACAGCGCCGATAACACCGACGATGCGCTGCTGACGCGCCTGCTGGATGCGAGCGCCGACATGATCGAGCGGAGCTGCAATCGCACCTTCGCCGCCACGATCTACACCGAGACCCGCGACGGCAACGGCCACGACTTCATGGTCTTCAGCAACCGCCCGGTGACGGCGGTGGGCTCGATCATCGTGGACGGCCGCACGATCCCGCAGAGCACAGGCACAACGACGGGCGGCTGGGTGCTGGCCAGCTCGTGGAAGGTGGCGCTGCGCGGCCAGTACCTGTTCACCGAGGGCGTGCAGAACGTCACGATGACCTACACCGCCGGCTACGCCAGCAACAGCATCCCGCCCGATCTGACGCAGGCGTGCTGCCTGGTGGCCGCGCTGGCCTACAAGGAGCGCGACCGCATGGGCATCAGCGCCAAGACCATTGGCGGCGAGAACATTAGCTTCACCAATGACGAGCTGCCGCCGTCGGCGCAGCAGGCGATCAACAACCACCGCAACTACTTCGTGGCATGACGATCCAGTTCAACGTCACGGTGAGCGGAGACGCGCAGAGCAGGGTGGCCATCGCCCAGGTGCAGCAACGCATCACCTCGCGCCTGCGTGATGCGATCCAGCGGGCCGCGCTTGATCTGCTGGCGCACGTCAAGGCCAAGAAGCTGACCGGGCAGGTATTGAACGTGCGCACCGGCCGGCTGCGGCGCTCGATCACGCAGCGCGTGGAGACCGAGCCCAGCGGCGTGATCGCCGGCCTCGTGGGCACGAACGTCAGCTACGGCCGCACGCACGAGCTCGGCTTCAAGGGCCGCGTGCCCGTGCGAGCGCACACGCGCAAGCTCGGCGGCAAGTCGGTGCCGATCCGCGCACACACGCGGCAGATGGACATCCCCAAGCGCCCCTTCCTCGGGCCGTCGCTGAACGAGAAGATGCCCGTCTACCGCAAGTGGATGCAAGACGCCATCAAGGGAGCGGCCCGTGCCCCTGGCCCGTGAGTCCATCTACGGGGCGCTGTTCACCCGGCTTCAGACCATCCCAGGCCTGAAGCTCACCTCGCGCCGGCTGCGCTCGATCAACGACACGCCGGCCAATCAGTTCCCCGCGCTGTTCATGGCGCAGACCTACCAGCGGCCGCTGTACGAGGCGGGGCGGCAGACGCAGTGGGAGCTGGGCGCCGATGTCTACATCTACGCCTTCGACCGCGCCGGGCAAAACCCTGGCGCGATCATGAATCCGCTGATGGACGCGCTCGCCAATGCGCTCGCGTTCGACAACATCATGAACAACGCTTGCACACTCGGCGGGCTCGCACTCAAATGCGAGATCGGCGAGGTGGAAACAGACGAAGGAACGATGGGAGAGCAAGCCATCGTCCGAGCCCCCATCACCATCCTCGTCCGAGGCTAAAGGAGTAGCACCATGCCTATCGCAGTCGGTTCATTCAAGCAGGTCGCCATCAAGGTGGAGTCCACCTACGGCACGATTCCCACCGCCACCGGCGCCCAGCTTCTGCGGCGCATGACGTCTACGGTCGATCTGGCCAAGGAGACCTATGCCTCGAACGAGCTGCGCACGGACTTCCAGATCGCCGACTTCCGCCACGGCGTGCGCAGCGTGCAGGGCTCGCTCAACGGCGAGCTGTCGCCTGGCACCTACCGTGACTTCTTCAGCTACGCGCTGAAGCGGGACTTCACCGTCGTGACGGCCATCACGGGCGCCTCGATCACCATCGCCGGCACCGGCCCGACCTGGACTGTGACGCGGGCGGCCGGCTCCTGGCTGACAGACGGCATCAAGAACGGCGCGGTCATTCGACTGTCGGTGGGCACCTTCAACGCTGCCAACATCAACAAGAACCTGCTGGTGTTGGACGTCACCAGCGCCACCGCGCTGACCGTAATCCCGTTGAACGGTGTGGCCCTGGTGGCGGAAGGCCCGATTGCGTCGGCCACCATCACACCGATCGGCAGGAACACCTTTGTGCCGACCACGGGCCACACGGACCGCAGCTTCACCATCGAGCACTGGTTCCCGGACGTGCCAACGTCCGAGCGCTACCTGGGCTGCAAGATCAGCAAGGTCGGCCTGCAACTGCCGCCCACCGGCATCGCCACCGCCGCCTTCGAGATTCAGGGCCAGAATGTGGCCACGGGCATCGCGCAATACTTCACCACCCCCACCGCCGTGACCACCTCGGCACCCCTGGCGGCGGTGAACGGCGTGCTGCGCCTGGGCGGCGTGACGCTGGCCACAGTGACCGGCCTGACTATCGACGTAGCGCCCGCCTACACGGGCGAGGCCGTGGTGGGCTCCAACAACCGCCCGGCGCTGTTTGCGGGCATGGTGAACGTGACCGGCCAGATGACGGTGTTTTTCGAGGACGGCGTGCTGCGCGATGCGTTTTACAACGAGAGCGAGCTGGAGCTGATCGCGGCCTTCACCACCGACAACACGGCCACCGCCGACTTCATCTCCATCGCCTTGCCGCGCATCAAGCTGGGCGGGGCGAACAAGGACGACGTGATGAGCGGCATCAAGGCCACCATCCCCTTCCAGGCGCTGCTGAACAACGCAGGCGGCTCTGGAGTGAAGACAGAGCGCACGACGTTCTGGATGCAAGATTCGCTCGCCACCTGAGCGTAACCGCGCACCGACCGGCGGCGACCGGCTCTTGCAGGGGCCGGCGTCGTCGGCACGGGCACAACCCGTAGACCCTGCAAGGAGCACACATGTCAGAACAAGTATTCGACCTCGCCTCGCTGGAGGACATCACCGAGGCCGAGATCCAGCTCAAGCGCGAGAGCCAGCCGCTGCCCATCTGGGTGACGATGGCCGGTCCCGAGCACCCCAAGCGCAAGCAGTTCGTCTTCGCCAAGCAGCGGCGCATGCGCCAGCAGCTTGCCAAAACGGGCAAGGTGGAGCTGCAAGACCCGGCCGAGGACGAGGCCGACGAGGTGGATCTGCTGGCGACGTGCGTGCTCGCGTGGCGCGGGGTGGTGTTTAACGGCAAGCCGCTGGACTGCAACCGGGCCAACGTGCTGGCCGTGCTGAGCGATCCGAAGCGGGCCTGGTTCCGCAAGGCGCTCAAGGCCGCCTTCGATGATGCCGAGGCTTTTACCGTCGCCTCCGCAGCGAGCTGATCGCCTACGCGGAGGCGCAGTTTGAACTGGACGATCGGCAAAGCGATGGCACAACCCTCCGGGAGCATCTCCAGGCGCTCGTGCGCAACACGGGCCGCGTGGACGAGCGGCTGCTGCTGGAGTGCCCTCGCGGCTGCGAGTCGATCTGGTCCGCCTTCGCGCAGCTCGGGCGCTCGCGCCCGCGTGGCCTCGGCGTGGGCGGCATCGCCTTCGCCGAGATCGAGGCATGGCAGCGGCTGACGGGGGTGCGGCTATCGCCCTGGGAGTTGGATGTTCTGACGGAGATTGACGCCCGCGTGCTGGCGCAAGCGGGCAAGAAGGAACGCAAAGCATGAGCACCGTCATCTCCGAAATGCTGGTCAGGATCGCCGCCGACACGGCGCAGATGCGCTCCGAGATGAAATCGGCGCAGAACGCCGTCGGTGGTGCCGTGGCTGGCATCAAGAACACAGTGCTTCAGCTTGCCGCTGTGGTGGGCGGCTTCAATCTGGCAGAGAAGTTCGTCGAGACGGCCGATGCCGTCACGCTGATGGACTCCAGGCTAAAGCTGGCCGTCGGTGGTGGCGCCGATTTCGCCAAGGCGCAGAAGGACATCTACGACATCTCGCAGCGGTCGAACGTCGGCATTCAGGAAACGACGGCGCTCTACACGAAGCTGTACGAGCCGGTGAAGCGCCTGGGCGGCGGCGTGAAGGAGAACACCGCCATCGTCGAGGCCTTTGCGGCCTCGTTGAAGATCGGCGGCGCCAATACCCAAGAGGCCGCATCGGCCACCTTGCAGTTCGCTCAGGCTATGGGCTCGGGCAAGCTCAACGGCGACGAGTTCCGGGCCATTGCCGAGGCATCGCCGCGTTTCATGAAGGCGCTGGCCGACGGCATGGGCGTGCCCATCGAGAACCTCAAGAAGATGGGCAGCGAGGGCAAGCTCACCGCCGACGTGGTGGGCAACGCGCTGATGAAGTCGCTCGGCCAGCTCAGGAGCGAGATGGGGACGATCCCCGACACCTTCGGCGGCGCCGCCCAGCGCTTCAAGAACGACGTGACGCTGGCCATCGGCGAGCTGAACGCCGCCGCTGGCACGACCCTGGGGCTGGCGGGCGCAGTCGAGGAGGCCCGCAAGCTGATCCCGGCGGTGAAGGACGAGCTGGCCGGTGCCTTCCAGGCCGTGGCCGAGTGGATCGAGCGCAACCGCGAGGGCCTGGGCCAGGCGTGGGCCATCGCCAAGGACTTCATGGCCGACGTGTGGGAGATGGCCAAGGCCTTCGGCCGCGTGGTCGGCTTCGTGGGCGAGTGGCTGGTGCAGTCCGGCACGCTGAAAACGACCATGGAGGTGCTGCGCCTGCTGGTGGCCGGCCTGGGCGATGGGATCGACATCGTGGCCGCCGTCTTCACCAAGGCCGGCGCCATCCTGCTGGACTTCGTGGGCATCTTCAGCGACAGCGCCAAGGCGGCCGCGCAGGCGGCGCACGCAGCGGCTGACGCCACGTTCAAGCGCTTCGGCGAGGGCAAGACCCAGGTGGGCGCCCTCAATGAGGAGTTGCAGCGCAATGCGCAGCGCACGGCGCAGGCCAAGGAGGCGCTGGCTGGTGCGGGCGTCTCGGCGGGCGATATGGCCAACGAGGTCCGCCGCCTGCAAAACCAGACGGCGGGGCAGAGCCAGGCGCTGGTGACGCTGAGGAACAAGAACGCCGAGGCCACCGAGGAGCAGAAGAAGGCGGCCGATGCGGTGCGCAAGGCCACCGAGGCGGGGCGCTCCTACGACGAGAGCCTGTCGAAGCAGATCGGCAGCTTGCAGCGGGCCATCACGGTGGGCCGCGAGCTGACAGAGGCGGAGAAGGAGCAGGAGAAGCTCACCGAGCTGCTGCGCAGCGGCAAGGTCAAGATGACCGAGGCGGAGGTGCTGGGCACCCGCGCCAAGATCGACCACATCGCGCAGCTCAAGGAGCAGATCGCGCAGACCAAGGCCTACGAGAAGTCGGTGAAGGACGCCGAGGACGAGGTCTACAAGGCCCGCGTGCGGGCCGGCGAGGAGGCGCAGAAGCAGGCCGCATCGATCAAGGCGCTGGCCGAAAAGGCCCGCGAGGAAAACACCGCGATGAGCATGACGCGGGAGCAGCTCGATCAGCTTGAGCTTTCCCGCCTGCGCGATCAGCGTGCCACCATGGCCGAGATCGTCGCCCGCGAGGAGCTGCTGGGCTATTGCAGCGCCGAGACCGAGGCGCACAAGGAGACCCTGGCGGCGCTCAACGAGCTGATCGACGCCCGCGAGCAGGGCGTGCACCTGAAGGCGGCCAAGGAGGCCGCCGAGGAGTGGAAGAAGACCAGCGACAGCATCGCCGACGGGCTCACCGACGCCCTGATGCGCGGCTTCGAGTCGGGCAAGAGCCTCTGGCTCACCTTCCGCGACACGCTGACCAACGCCTTCAAAACGATGGTGCTCCAGCCCACCATCAAGGCCATCATGGCGCCGGTGAGCGGGGCGCTGGGCTCGCTGTTCAGCGGCAACGCCATGGCGGGCACGGGCGGGGGCGGCGGCGGCCTGGGCAGCCTGCTGTCGTCCGGCATGAACCTGCTGAACGGCTCAACGATCAGCGGCGGGATCGGCAGCGCGTGGACCAACTTCGCCACCAGCGGCCTGGGGCAGAACCTGGGGCTGTCGTCGTTGCAGAACATCGGCGGCAACATGATCGCCGGGCAGACGGGCATGTCGAGCATGATCGGCTCGGGCCTGGGGATGCTCGGCAACGGCTTCGCCGGCTACGGCATCAGCAGCGCCCTCTCGGGCAACTACAGCGCCGGCTCCTGGGTCAACACGGTGGCCGGCCTTGCCAGCGCCATCCCCGGCATCGGGCCGATCGCTGGCGTGGTGGGCGGGCTGGTGAATCGCGCCTTCGGCCGCAAGCCCAAGGAGATGAAGGACTCGGGCATCGAGGGCGCGATCTCGGGCGGCGATGCGACAGGGCGCCAGTATCAGGACTGGTTCCAGAAGGGCGGCTGGTTCCGCAGCAACAAGAGCGGCACGGACTACTCGGCGCTGAGCGAGGACCTGGGCGCGGCGCTGGACCTGGGCGCCAAGGGCGTGCTGGAGCAGACCAAGGCGTGGGCCGAGGCGCTGCGGCTGCCGGCCGAGTCCCTGGCCAACGTCACCACGCAGTTCAAGGTCAAGCTCACCGAGAACGAGCAGCAGAACCAGCAGGCCATCACGGATCTGCTGGCCTCGTACCAGACCGATCTGAGCGAGCAGTTCCAGCTCATCCTGGAGCCCTTCGAGAAGGCGGGCGAGGGGCTGGCGCAGACGATGCAGCGGCTGGCCACGCTCTCGAACTTCAGCGAGAACATCAACGAGCTGGGCGGCATCTTCAGCAAGATCGCCGGCTCCAGCATTGAGGCCCGCGAGAACATCATCGCGCTGGCCGGCGGGATCGACGAGCTGATGGCCTCGGCGGGCAAGTTTGTGCAGGACTACTACACCCGCGAGGAGCAGGCCGGGCTCCAGGCCAAGAGCGTGCTGGAGACGCTGGCCAGCCTCAACATCGACGCCAGCGCCATCGGCAGCCGCGAGGACTTCCGCCGCCTGTTGGAGTCGATCGACGTGACCACCAAGCAGGGCCAGGAGCAGGTGGTGGCGCTGCTGCAAATTGCGCCGCAGTTCGCCACCCTGGCCGACTACGCCAAGGACCAGAACCTCACGCTTGAGGAGATCGCCAAGCAGGCGCCGGTGGTGGACATCCTCGACCAGATGCTGCCCGAGCAGAAGACGACCAACGATGCCATCAGCAGCACCACGGACGCCATCAAGGAGGGCAACCTGACGCTGACGGAGATCGTGGCGGCGGTGAAGGAGGGGAACCTCTCGATCTCCACCGGCTTGCAGGCCATCGCCTCGGCGCAGTCGGCCGCCGCCGCCTCGGCCGCTGCGGCGGTGGCTGCCGCCCAGGCCGCTGCGACAGTCGCTGCAACAGCCGCCGCCAATGTGTCGCTGTTCTCCTCCAGCCCGTCCTACACCGTTGACATTGGAACGCCGTGACGCTCGTAGTAACCGCCGACATCAGCG